TTATCCCCTTAAAGGCCGGTAAAATTTTACCCACCCCTACCCAAAGCGTTTCGAGGACCGGTACCCCTGTCTTTTCTTAAATCGTTCGTGTCTCTCATTGTGACATGAGGTACACAATAATTCTAAGTTCGTATAGTCGAGCCGTCGATCCCATCCCTCCGGAGTCTGTATCGGTTTCTTATGATGGACTTGAGTCGCCATCTTACCGCAAGCCTCGCACCGGTACCCTTTGTCTTGAGTGTACTTAGCAGAGAGTACCCTCCAGTCCGGAGAGTTATAAAAGCGAGTGTACTTAGGATCTCTCGTCTGATTGTATTTCCTGTTACTGTCTTTCCGAGATTCCTCGAGTCGCTTCTCTTTTTCCGCCTGGACGATTGGAGCGCATTTACTACAGTATACCGCCCCGTATGGAATAAGATCGCCGCACCTCGCGCACGATTTCAAAAGCATAACCAAAACCTCTTAGACCAAAAGAAAACAGATCCCGTAACTTAATACGAGATCTGTTTCCCTTGGAGGCTTTACCGAACATTCGCCACAACTACAGAAAGGAGAAAGGTCTTTGACGAATATTCCGCCCATTAGAAATTAATGGACTGTACTCATTATACGGATTTTCAACGATTTTTCAACCGCGAGAAAAGAGTCCGAAATCAATCGGTTTTCTGTCGTAAAAGAGCGAGGTTTACAATCGCACTATGAAAAATGTTACCGACTGTTTTCTCATGATACCCGATCTCGATCGCTATATCGACGATATCTTTATCCTCGAGATAATACGACTCTAAGATCTCGACCTCTCGCTCGTCGTCTAATTGATCTATCTCCGCGAGAATCTCTTTCCGATACTTGTCCGACTTCTTTTTGACTCGATTTATTCTTTCGAGTAATTCCTCCTTTTGAATGAGAAGATCCTCGAGCGAGATCGGCGATCCTCCTCGCGGCATATCGGATATAGTAACGGCCTTTAACCCCGTCATACGATTATTAAGAGCCGCGACTTTTTCCTCCAGGCGTCTAAGACAAGCCTCGTTTTTTATGTACCGTTTCAAAAATCGTTTTTCCGCTCGAACGGACTCAGAGTCTTTAAAATTCATGCGTTATCCTCCGGCCTTAACAAAATAACAAAAACTTTTCTCACTTTTATATATATTTATTTTTTCTTATTTTCCTATACTCTATATCTCCTATATATAATATTTTTCTTAAAAATAAGAAATAATTTTGTTATTGTGTTAAGGAGGTTATAAAAATAAATAGAAAATAAGAAAATAGCAACTTTTTATAATTCAAAAGTTATGAAAAACGAAATTTCCTTAACAAAAACGGTATTTCAGTTTTTGTTATGATTCTGTTATTTTCCGAGTTTTTGTTAAGATTGAAAATTTTTGAATTTTTCACTCGAAAAACAGTTTTTGTTAAAACCCCTGTTTTTGTTATGATTCTGTTAAGGTTTTTGTTAAGGCTTTTTCGTCAATTTACGCCGGTCGATCCGATACCGCCTCGAGAAATCTCGTTAAGAAACTCGACCGTCTCAAAGCATATCGGCGCCATTCTCTCAGTAATCCGGAATTGACAAATACGGTCGCCCTTATGGATCTCCGTCGGTCTGAGCGCGATCGCGGGAAACTTCCACTCGTCCGCGTCTCCATTGTACGAGTTATCGATTATACCGACGCCGTTCGCGAGGATGATACCGAAATTCTTATAGGTCGAGGATCTCGGTACGACGTGAGCCTCCATATCAGACGGTAAGATCATTCCGACACCGAGAGGGATAAGGAAATAATCGAATACGCGGAGAGTCACGTCGACGGCGCTCCGGAGATCGATCCAGTCTCCGTTAACGAGTTTCTCGATCGCCTGGACTTTATATCCGTCATGGTCGAAATACTTTATCGGGATCCTTACCGGAGGCTGAGACAATCTAATTACCTCTTTCGCCATATCTCACCCTCCTCAATAACAAAACCAATTCAGATCGTTAAGATTCGACGTCATGAGAACGTCGACGATCCGGATCGACTTACCGGCCTGTTTCGCGGAGATCAATTCGAGATCGTCGTTATAGGCCTTTTCGTAATAACTCAGTTTATTATTGAAATTTTCGACCGGATTAACGATAGTCTCGAAACCGGCGGATCCTTCCGTCTGGATCTTTACGCACATAAAACCTTTATTAAGGTTTTGAAAGACTTTTTCTCGAAATTCGGCTTTTTTCATTTTCTGATTCCTTTCGTATAAAGTATAATCTCGCCTTTACGCCGAGATCGCGGGAGATCAATTATCCGCTGATTTGACGAGCCTCGAAACGTGAGAGATATATCTTTGAGATCCTCGATAAAAGGTCCGTCGACGAGAACGTCGGCCCATCTGACCGCCGCGTACTTTTTGACTTTCTCAAACCGGTACCCGCTCCAGATCCAAACCGTTTTACTCGATCCGTACTCTCGCCGGACGGCGCGAATTAAATTCGCTACGTGAGACCGATTCTCCGGCTCCAAGGGATCGCCGCCGAGAATGGATAGACCGGAGATATAGTCCGGAGATAAAGCGCTCAGAATACGCGAAATCGTCGCTTGAGAGAAACGACGCCCATAATCAAAACTCCAGGTCTCCGGATTAAAGCACCCTTTACAATGATTCCGGCAACCGGAAACAAAGAGCGAGACTCTCACTCCTGGACCGTTTGCGATATCTGTCTTTTTGATCGTTCCGTAATTCATTTATCGACGACTCCTCTCAGATAGGCCGTTATAGGAAACTCAGAGTATCGAGCCTCTAAGATCCGGAGTAAATTCCGGAGGTTAGGATTCTGGATCTCTCGAAAACTCCGTAAGACTTTCGGCGTCTCGTATATGATTTCGAGACCGTTCGTAAGATACCGAAATCGATTGTCCTCGGTCCAGGCGATCCAAGTTTGACCGTCCGGACCGAGATAATATTTACAATCGCCGACCGGATCCCAACAATCCTTAATCATAAGTGCAAGACCCTGTCCGCGATCTCCTGAGTCCGGCCTTGATTCCAAAAATTAGTACCGATATACCCGCACGTCCGACGGGCGACGTTCATTTTCCTTTGATCGCGGTTACCGCATTTCGGGCACTCCCAAACGAGCTTACCGGAGTCGTCCTTTACGATCCGGATCTCGCCGTCGTATCCGCAAACTTGGCAATAGTCCGATTTTGTATTGAGTTCGGCGTACATGATATTTTCATAAATGAACGTAATAACCGAGAGGACGGCCGGAATATTATCGGTCATATTAGGGACCTCGATATATGAGATCGCTCCTCCAGGCGAAAGAGCTTGAAACTCGGCCTCAAATTTGAGCTTACTAAAGGCGTCGATTTCCTCTCTCACGTTCACATGATAGGAATTTGTTATGTAATTATGATCGGTAATCTCCGGGATAAGGCCGAAACGCTGTTGTAAGCATTTCGCGAATTTATAGGTCGTACTTTCGAGCGGCGTACCGTAAAGACTGAAATCGACGTTTTCTTTCGCTTTCCAGGCCGCGCACTTATCGTTAAGATAGTGCATAACAGAGAGAGCGAAATCCTTACCGCCGCCGGTATGAGATTCTCCGGTCATGTACTTTACACACTCGTAAAGACCGGCATAGCCGAGAGAGATCGTACTATATCCGTTATGGAGGAGAGGATCGATCTTTTCTCCCTTATCCAGTCTCGCGAGAGCGCCGTACTGCCATAGGATCGGCGCGACGTCCGAGGTCGTTCCCTCGAGTCTCTTATGACGGCACATAAGAGCCGGATAACAAAGATTCTCGAGACGGTCCTCCAGGATCTTAAAGAAAGCGTCCGGATCCTTACCGGAGGAGAGAGCGACGTCGACGAGGTTAATCGTTACGACGCCCTGGTTAAAGCGACCGTAATACTTGTGTCCTTTCGGCCATATTTTCGACTTGGAATAATTCTCCGTCGTACGGTCCGGAGTAAGAAACGACCGGCAACCCATACACGTATAGACGTCGCCGTTTTTAAGCTCTCTCATAACCTTAGAGGAGATATAGTCCGGTACCATCCTCTTAGCCGTACACTCGGCCGCGAGTTCGGTAAGGTAATAATACTCGCCGTCCGGATAGACGTTATTATCATCCAGGCAATACACCAACTTAGGAAAGGCCGGAGTAATCCAAACGCCGGACTCGTTCTTAACGCCCTGGATCCGCTGTTTAAGTACCTCCTCGATAATCTTAGCGAGGTCGTCGCGGACGCGGCCTTTCTCGACCTCGTTAATATCGAGATAGACCGTAATAAACGGAGCTTGTCCGTTTGTCGTCATGAGCGTTACAACCTGGTATTGTATGGTCTGGACGCCTCTCCGGATATCCTCGTCGACCATTTCCTCGATAAAGTCGTCGTATCCGGATCCGGAGAAACTCGAGGCGTACTTATGGAAATCGCGATAGAATTTCCGCCGAGTATCGTCGACAAACGGCGCCAAATGCGAGAGCGTGATACTCTGTCCGCCGTACTGAGACGACGCGACTTGAGCGATAATTTGAGTCGCGATATTACAGGCCGTCGAAAACATATGAGGTTTTTCGATCATAGTACCGGAGATTACGGTACCATTCTGGAGCATATCCTCAAGATTGACGAGGTCGCAATTATGCGAATGTTGAGCGAAATAATCCGCGTCGTGAAAATGGATAATCCCGGCGTCGTGAGCCTGGACGATCTCCGGCGGGAGAAATTTCCGGCGAGTGAGATCTTTCGAGACGCTCCCGGCCATATAATCGCGCTGAGTCGAGAGGATCGTCGGATTCTTATTACTGTTCTCCTGTTTGACCTCCTCGTTATTGCACTCCAGGAGAGAGAGGATCTCGGCGTCGGTCGTGTTACTGTTCCGGATCTTCTCGCGATCATACCGATATCGGACGTACTTTCTCGCGACATCCGGATTAACCGCCATCAAAACAGTCTCTACGATATCCTGGATCTCCTCGACCGAAAGAGCGCGGTCATATTCGGAGATCCGGTTTACTATCTCGTCGGTCGTCGCTGAGATCTCGAGATCGGAGAGTTTACTCCGATCCTCGACCTCGGCGTTTGCCTTAGAGATAGCGTCTTTAATTTTGTGAGAGTCGAAATCGACCTCGACTCCGTTTCTCTTTATGATTTTCATTAAAAACACCTCTCAAAGTTTAATCATAAAATACCGTTTGCCGTCCTTTTTCTGTTTTACCTCGAAATCGAATTTCTGAGCGACTTCCTTAAAGAACGACTTTTTACCGGTCACGTTCGCGGACTTAATACCGGAAATCTTACACCAATCCGCAAACTCGCTATAAGTGACGTCGCGAGGTTTATCGAGAAAATAATCCTCGCTGAGATCTTTATCCTCGATCCAGGAGAGAACGGTCGAGTTATCGGCCTTATACGCCTCGAGAGCGTCTTTAACCGACTGAGGCTCAGTAAATCGGCCTTGCCGGATAAGACGGTTAGCGCCTCGGATACCAATATTCAGTAAATAGGAGAGCGCCTCCGGAGTCGTAATCTTGTCCTCGATAAGAGGATCGTAATCGGGATCGTCTGAGGAAAACCGAGCATTAAACGGAATTATCATCCATCGACGATAAAAACCGTCGGACTTGTCGAACGATCTCGGTATCGCGTTACAAGAATAAATGTGAGTCGCGTACGGCTCGATCATAAACGGTTTTTCGCTCTTTCTCTCGACCATGATCGTATTACCGGCGAATATCTTTTTTAGAGTACCGGTATCTTTGATTATCACGTTATCGACGTCGTCGCCGATATTCGCGAGTTTATGCTCAAGCTCTGCCGTTATAAATCTTTCGGTTACTCGCTCGAGAGCGATCGTCGAATAATTCGGAGGACTGAGAAACGTTTTAATCAGATCGAGGATTGTACTTTTTCCGTTAGATCCGGATCCGTAAAAAAGAAAACCTTTTTGATAACGGTTATGCTTTATGAGGATAGATCCGATCATTTCCTCAAAGAGATTTATTACCTCTTTGTCTCCGAGAAAGACGCGGTTTAACATCTTGTCGAGATCCGCACAATAAGCGGAGGGATCGTATTTAACCGGGATCCTATCAAACTCGATTACGTCCGGATCGAAAGGCAAGCATTTTCCGGAGCGAATATCATACCGAGTATTTTCGAGGTTAAGGATATAGGGATTTACGCGGATCGAGCCGCTTTTTATCTGTCTCATATCCGAGATATACGCGGTAACCTCTCCGACCTGGTTTTTCTTTGCTCCGACAAACGTTTCTCGGACGTACATATTAAGAAATTCTGTCGGCTGATAATAATTATCGAGAAACTCATAAATCACGCCGTTATACTTAATAAGTTTATGCTGAGAGATAATCTCCTCGGCGACCGCGATATGATTAAATTTAATCTCGGACTTTTTCTTTTCCTGTTCTTCCTTAACGACCTCGTCCGGCTTAAACGCCTCGTCGCGGCAAATGGTACCGATCTCGGAGTCCGGGAGAGGATCCTCGAAAACATACTTGTTAATAATCGGGATCGTCTCTCGGATTTCCTCTTTCGTAAATCCTTTCGCCTGGAGATAAACAATATAGTTAAAAAGCTCCTGGTTACGGCCGGATCCCTCGCCCATACCCTTAAAGGAAAACTTACCAGACGGAGCGGAGACCGACGTTAACCATTTCGGTAATACCTGGATCTCTTTCGTCTCGACGGTCCGGATCCAAGGGCGATCTTTTCCGTCTGAGCGAATCTTAACGTAAGCGTTACGGCCTCCGGATTTTCTGTCGCAATAGATACCGATCGCGAGTCGATTCTTGATAAAGTTTTTCGGACTCTCCTCCGGAGATCTAAACCAACAATGAATACCGCGAGTCGTTTTCATTACCCGGCACTTAAGGCCGAGGCCGTCGACGATCTTCAACATAATATCGGCGTCGGTCTGAGTATCGAAATCCAAAACGACGTAACCTTTCGGCACTATAACGGCGACGTTATCAAATTCGGCGACCTCCTCTTTCTTGTACGTACCGACGCCGTCTTTAAATCCGTGTATCGGCGTTTTTCCGTCCAGGATTATATATTGCATGGAGACGCCTCCTTACTTGCGGCGATATTCTTCAAGCTCTCGACGATATTCCTCGGTTTCTGTATAGCCGCATGAATGAAACTCCGGACAAAAACCGCGATAAACACACTCTCGGACCATTACGGACGCGAGGACCGGATCGACCGTCTTAACGGCCTCCTTTACCTCCATCCAGGCGGCGCGAGTCTCCGGCGCGGCTTGAGAGCATAACCGGCGACGGCTGATAAAGATAAGAGCCTGAGCGTCGGCCTCGCACTCGTGAGAGACTAAAGCACCTTGAGGAGCGTTATCCCGATTGATACCGGTACGGTCTGACCGCTGAGTCGATACCCAATGCTCAATACCGATCTTGTGGCGTACAAAATGCACCGAAACCCAATACTTAAGATTTACCCATTTCCAAGAGAAACGGATTCGTCTAATAGGACTATGCTCCGCGAGGAGGATCGTCTTTTTCCATGAGTCCGACGGATCGACTCCGGCACCGTCCTTATTAACGGTCGTTCTCGCGGCCGCTTTAACGTCTTTCCATACTTTAGGATATGAATACTTAGAAATCACTTAATTTCACCTCCTCCCGTAATAAGCTCTTTCAAATGCTCGATGTACATAAGACCGTCGATAAGCTCCTCCTCGAGATACTCGAGCCGCTCGAGAGGAGTTAAGGAGGTATTTTCCTCGAGAATTTGGCCGTACTTGTTAAGTCCTTTCTGAGTCTGTCGCTCCTGGATCTCGCAGATCCGCGACCAATACTTTTTTTTAGAGTTCATTTGAATACCTTTCCAGTCCTCAGATCCTTAACGATAATCCGGTTTTCGATATGAAATCCGGAAAGTTCGCAGATCTTAAAGATCGTATCGAGAAATTTTTCAAAACGCGCTTGAGCTTTCTCCTCGGCCTCGATTCGGCTTAAAGCCTCGTAAGCTGTTGGATCCACATAACCGGAGGAGTTTAGTTTATTCATAATTCATCCTTTCCGGCCGTCCGATCGGTTACGTCTTATAGATTTGAGAGGCGATCATATCGGCCGTATGAGTCCAGAGGACGTTATTAAACTCCTCGATCGCTCGATCGTAGTACGCCCACATATGAGTATCAGTCTCAAACGCGCCCATATGCCACCGGATACAAGCGATTTCCTCGACCGTGAGGTCGATCCCGAAAAGCTGAGCGAGGATAACCGACTTTTCTCCGTGTCCAGGTAACCAAAGGTCCCCGTTACGGACGAAAGAGTTCGTCTCGAAATCCTGTTTATAGGCGTCGATCTTACAAAGATCGTGAAACATACCGACAATATACGGACTCTCCGGACGGCACCACTCGAGGCCGAGCTTACCGGTTAACTCGACGAGCGTCTCGGTAACCTTAAGGGAATGATCGAAAAGACCCCCCTCATAATTACCGTGATACTTAGTCGACGCCGGAGCCTTAAAAAATCCCTCAGCCTCGAGCGCCTCGACGAGATCGAGACGGCCATAATTTCGCGGCATAATCTGAGAAAATACTTTCTCCCTGTCATAATCATTCATTTATTAAGACCTCCAGTATTTTTTTAAATTCCTCCAGGGTATACGGCGTATAGTGGAGACCGCCGGATCTCTCAATCCTCCGTTTATGTACCCGTTGGTCCTCTTGCATATCGTTATCACCGACCTTTAACTCGAAAGCGACAAAACGGCCATTTATGCAAGCTATAATATCCGGCTTTCCTTTACCGCTCATACCGTCCCCAAAGAGATTAAGGTAATAAATACCTTTCTCTTTGAGGACGGCGATACATTTATCCTGGAGACGTTTCTCCGGTTTAGGCATTAGAAATCGAGATCGTCGTCGGAGTCGTCCTCGGTCTCCTCTTCGGCCTCCTCGGTCTCTTTCTGAGCCTTGCCGAAACTATAGGCGGTCGTATAGTCGTTCAGACGGACGGACGTACCCTCCTGTCCGGCATTGTTGCCCTTGGTCCGAGTAAAGGTCTCATGTTTGACCGTCGCGGTAATGTAACAACCGACGATATCTTGAGTATCGATCTCGTCCGCCTGGAAATTGTTAAGGCAAGTCCGAGCGAAATAGGACCAGGCTTTAAGAGCGCCCTCGTTAATCTCGCCTCCGGCTTTGAGGAGAGAGAAATTCTCGACGTGAGTCTCGCCCTTTGCGGTAACCATCTTAACGGCGAGTTTCCCGAAATCCTCGTACTTAGAATCGTCGACGCTCATAATCTTAAACGTCGTCGTACCCTCCGGAATAAGGGTAAAGGAGCTTTCCGCGAGTTTCATCTTAGCCATTGTTTACAAGTCCTTTCATTCTGTTTTTGTGGTTATAAAGGGTACTCCGCCGGGAGTCGCGATCGATTTTCGGGAGGAGAGGCCGACCGGCCTTATTTGCTTTCTGCTGAGCTATCTTATTGAGCTTGTTCCACCCTTTCGATTTAGCCGCCATACTTAGACCTCCTTATCGCCCTGGATGAAACCGACGATCTCCTTATTCTTAGGATCCGTTACGACGATAAAGGCGTTAACGACGTCCTCGTTATCCTCGATCTCGACGTAAACGAGCCGATCGTATTTCTCCAGGAGGCCGTAATTCGCGTTACTGATACCGATCCGGTCGCCGCTATCAGTCTCAAAGATCCGGACGATCTCAGAGGCCTTACCGTCGGCCGGGATCTGAGCCTCGACCAAAGCGAGGACGTCGTCCTCCGTATCGGCGGAGAGGATCGCATCGAGGACGGGATCTTTCTTACTCTCCAAACCGAGAACGGCGTTAACGCCGACCGGAATTTTCATACCGACGCCTCCGGCGATCAAATAACGATCCTCGCCGCGTCCTTTATATACGACGCCATGAGTACCGGCCATTTTGAAAAACTTCTCAAATTTCATAATAATTACTCCTTTGTTTCTGTATCCAGGCGATACGAGACCGCCTCTTTTGTATACTTCTTAGCAACGTCCGGGAGATCCTTTTTAAGAGCGGCCGTATCTACACGGCTCGAGACGACTTTCGTAAGGATCCAATTAAACTTTTTACTCGCGACCTCGACTTTCTTATCACCGTCGCGAAACTGCTTAATCATGGACTTTTTAACGAGATCCTCGATCTCCTTAAGCCGGTCCTTTTTTTCCTTGAGCTTGGACTCCGACCGTTCGATCGTCACTCTCAGACGATCCGCCTCGAGCATAAGATTAGCGATCTCCTCGGACGAGGCCTCGGTCGTATTCTTCCGGAGGACCTTAAGGATCTCGGCGTCTCGCTTCTCGTCAAATTCCGGAGAGATACCGGTAAGGACGTGATCGTTCCAGAATTTTATAGCCTTGTCGACGTACGACTCCTTAAACGTCGGATATTCCTCGGAGACCTTAAACTCGACGACGACGGTATTATTTACGTTCGGCTCCCAGGCGTCCGGATCCTCATAATCCTTATCCTCCAGGAAACCGCAAATCATAACGACGTCGTCAAAACCGAGGAGATAGGCGTATAACGACGCCTGGAGTTTGTAATAAACCGGAGGCTCGACGGATCCGTCCGGCCCTCTCCAGTCCTCGACGCGCTTTGTCGTCTTAGCCTCGACGACGAAATCGTCTCCGAGAAAGTCCCACATTCCGCCGAGGGCCTCGTTCTGAGGGAAGAAATCGCCGTAAGTACGCTTAAAGTAATCCGGACCGTATACGTCTGTCGGCGTCTTGATATCCATAAAGTACCGCTTGCGGAGGTACTCACAGAGTTTCGGCTCGATAACCTTACCGGCGTTCGTATAGATCGTTTCCTTAAACGGTTCCTCATACGTCCGAGTCATTTCGCACCAGGCCGCAAAAGGCGAGGACCATTTGTTTAAGTTCATGATCGCGGCGAAACGTGTCGCCGTGAGTTTCTTAGGTCTCTTAGGCGGATCGACCTTAATCCGCGAGTCTGAAATAAATTCCATTCGGTAAGCCTCCTAACTCTTACTCGGTTTTAATCTTGGTCGTGATGTGAGGTTTCTTTTTCGGCTCGATCGGCTTATCGACCTCGGAGATCGCCTCGTCGGTAATCTCGACGTACGTAAAGGACGCGATCTCGGATCCGCGAATAACGACAGTCTGACCGCTTACCTCGTCGGATACCTTGACGACGTCGGACGCGAGAACGCCCTCGGTAAACTCTTTCTCCGTCTTGACGGCGAGAGTCTTACCATTCTTGAGACAAAAGATCGTTAATATCATTTCGTTAATTCACCTCCTTTTTGACGGAAAATCGATAATCCAAGGTAAAAGAATTTACGCGGCCTCGGCCTCGGCGATCTTCTCGCCGATCTCGATCAAGAGCTTATCGGCGTCGAGCTTGGTAAGTTTCCCGGCCTTGACGGTTTTCGCGATCCCCTGGATATAATCGCTATATTTCTCCTCGAGAGCCTCGTCGGTTACGTTCTTATCCTTGTCCATATAGAACGACCGGAGTTTCTTAAGCGCGTTCGAGATCGCCTTTTTCTGAGTCTCCTCGGCGAGACCGTCGGCGTTTACGAGTTCGGTCTTAGTGTCCGCTCTCTCGGCCGCTGTCGCCGGACGGTTACTCTTTTTCGAGGTCGTAACCGACTTATCGTCCTCGTCTACCGGTTTACCGGTCGTACCCTCGATACCGTCGGACTCGATAATATCCAAAGCGAGGATATAGAGATACCGACGGATATAGGTCTCGACGGCGCCGAGTTTCTGGATCGGATTCTTAATAAGAGACTCGTCCTCAGCGAGAGGAGAGGTAAAGGTCTCGAAATCCTCCGGATCCTCAACGTTAACGATCTTGAGGATCGCTCGATCGGCCTCGAACGATACCAGGTCACAAAGACCAAGATCGCTAAAGATCTGAGACTTTGCCGGAATAATATCGTCGAGCGTGAAATACTTAAACTCGGCGTAAAGATTCTTTCCGCTCTTTTTGATTCCGGCTTTCTGGAAACGGAGTCTCGCCTCCTGGAGTTTCGAGTGTACGTTAGTAAACTCTTTTTCTGCTGTCGCGGTTTCTGCTTTTGTCGCCATTATTACGACCTCCTTATCGATTTTTTGGATTTTTCTCGCGACTGTCGGATCGACATTTATATACTTATCGATACGCTTACGAGCCATATCGATATAGTATTTAAGATCGAGATCGGCGACCGTTAACCGATTCTCGTTATCTATTCCGGTATGCTCCGGACATTCTGATATAACGGTCTCTTGCCAAACCGGAGGGACAACCGGCGTACTTTCCATTTTGCCGGTCTCCTTATTCTTTTTCCGCTTCTCGGTAATCCATTTACCCTTAACGACGGATCCGTACCGAGGATCTTTAACGGCATATACGCGGTTAACGTTCTGGATCTTCTCGCGCTCTCCGTTTATGTAATGATAAGATCCCTCGTAAGTACCTCCGGTTTTTATGATTTGTTGAAACTGAGTGATATCGGTACAACCTCGGATCGTCTCCTCCGGATCGATTCCTTTTACCAGGTAATCGACGATCGCTCTATGAATGATTTGTAAGGAGTTCGTCTTAAAGGTACCGCCGTCATAAAGAGAGACGTAACCGCCTTTAGTCTTAAAATGACCGTCGGCCTTGATACCGATATAATTATTAACGTCTTTCTGTATTACCTTAGCGAAATCGTCTCTCTCCATTTCAAACCCGGTAAGGGTACACCAATCTTTTACGATCTCCTCCGACCGCTCGACCTCTTTCCGGTCAATCGTAAACATGATACCGTCGGTATTGATGTTAACGAAATCGATCGTCGCGCACCCTTTACAGAGATCCGAGATTAAGATCGACATAGCTAATTGATTTGTAATACATACGGACCGGCCTCCGAGACGATCGTTAAGACCGTTCCCGGTCGAGAGCATAGCTCCATAACAGGTATTTACGACGAGCTTAAGCGCGTTCGCCCTGGTTTTATCTCCCGCGTGTTTGTACTCGATTCTCCGCTTTACGAGTTTCGCGTACGCCTCCGGATCGGCCATCGACCGCGAGGTATATCCGAAATTTATCATACTGTTAGGATACAGACTCGCGACGTCCTGGTTAATGATTACCCGATCCTCGGTCTCCTCGATAATTACGCAAGGTTTAGCGCCATGCACCCCACCCCAGGCGTACGTAACCGGACAAGATCCGTACGACGACCGGAGAATAAGGTCGAGCGTCATACCCTTAGATCCTTTACCGGCTCCGAAAAGTTTCGCGTCCGGTATCGACTTGTCGCGGATCTGCATAAAGAAATCGAGGACGATTTTCGGGATCCTCTCCGGATCCAAATTCGGAGGTAACTTATAATCCCTCTCGTCGTCGCGCTCCGTATATTTCGCGTCCAGGACTCGAGCGGATAATCTCGCGTTCGTGTACCCGATCGCCTCCTCCGGAGGTACGTCGTACATCTGACCGACGAGGATCTTAGCGTCGAGATAATCGGATTTGCGCTCCTGGTAAAGACGGACGGTCGCGTCGACGTCGTTCTTACAGTATTTAATAACCTCCTCTAATTCCTCCGGCGTGAGTTTCCGGTCGATATCAAACGATACCGAGGACTCGACGATCGGTAACTTTAGATTTCCCTCGATCGCCTTTAAGCTGATACCCGGATCCGGGATATCGTCTCTCAGATCGAACGACAAGAAAGGCTTTTTTTGAAACTGGATAAAGGGAAATTCCCAGGGATTACGACCCTCGACGATAATAAAGTCGTTACACCGTTTAACCTCGACGTTCGAGCCGCCGTTAACCATTACCATAACGACGTAATCGTCGTAATGCTTATTATTAAAGCCGCCGATAACGATATCCTCTTGAGCGAGGAAATCCCGGAGACGAGCGTTATCGTTATGAATTACAATATGATTCGCTCCGTCCTCCGGCCGACGAAAGACGACGATCCAATCGTCCGAGAAAACCTCGATATCATAGATATATACGATCATGTTTCGCCCCCCCCCCTCGACTTTCTCCGGCGTCTCCGGCGTTTCCGGCGGATCCGGATCGTCGTCGACTCTCCGATCGTCGCGGCAACAATCACAGATACACCCACCGACGTAATAATCGCCCAGGATACACCCGCATATTTTACAGAGTCGTTTTTTCTTTCTCATAATCACCCCTCTAAGATCTCGAGGTATTTCTTATACCGCCGGATCGGATGGTCCTTACAAAACGTCCGGATCTGCTCGATCTCCTCCGGCTCCGCGTACATAAGAAAGAGCTTAAGGATCTTTCGGACTTGTCCGATCGGGATCTCCTCGAATATACACGGCGTACCCTCGACCGGATCGAGATAGTTCGTCGAATGATAATCCGGATAGAGCAACTCGCGAAAGCTGATAGTCATTCTCCCGCGACGGCCTTTCCAGGGATCCGCCCATTTGATCGTTAAGATAAGATCGTCCGTAAGAGGTATCGTACACTCCTCGACTGTTTTCTTTTTACGCGCCATAACTCCGACGGTATCCCTCCATATAACGAGTAAAGAGAGCCTCGCTAAAGTCCGAGTAACCAGCTAAGGCTCGATAGATATCGACCTCGACCGTTCCCTTTGTGAGTAAGTGGATATACGAGCATTTGTTTTTTTGTCCGGATCTATGGATACGGTCTCGAGATTGCTCGAGGATATTCGACCTTAACGTCGGCTCGTAATAGATGATCGTATCCGAGGCGTACAGATCGATACCGGCGTTAGCGGTCTGGTACTGACAAACGATTACCCGGATCCGCTCGTCGGTCTGGAATTGCCTCCAAATCGTTTTATCCTTTTGGTCTCCATCGAGAACGACGTACCGGATCTTTTTCTTATCCAGGAGCGCCGAGATTTGAGCGATCGAATACTTAAACTCGGCAAATATAACGAGCTTTTTATCGTCCTCGAAACTGTCGATAATCTCCTCGAGGATCTCGAGCTTTTCGATCTTGACGTCCATAACCTCGCCGGTCTCGAGCTTAATACACCCGCTTGCTAACTGTCTGAGCTTAACGAGTCTCGATAACGGATTTTCCGCGAGAACGTCGAGATCGGCGATCGCCGACTCTGTCGCGAGTTTGTGATAAAGCGTTTTCGCCTTGCCGGTAAGATCGACCTTTATAACCTCGTCCGGTAATTTCTCCGGGAGATCCAAACAATCGACTTTCTTTACCCGGTAACTATGCTCCGCGATAATATCTTGTAATTCCCGGACGTGAATATATCCGGCCGGTTTATGATACATATTCAGAACACAATACCGCTCTTGAAAGACGCCGTAAGATCCGCCGAAAATGTTAGACCGGATAAGGCCCCGCTCGACGGCCGGATCCAGAAACGTATAGAGAGACCAAATATTTTCTAACTGTCCGTTTCCGATCGGCGTACCGGTTAATATGTATCGGTATTCCGCCTTGGTCGCGAGTTTGAGGAGAAATTTCGATCTCTGACTCGTCCGGTTTTTGATGTAATGAGCCTCGTCCAGAATGATACAACCGTAAGGACGATCGTAAGGCGACGGCTTTCCTCTCCAAACCTTATCGTAATTGATAAGGACGATACATTTCTCGAGCCTCCGGCGATCCTCCGGATCGAATAGCTCGATATCACGCTCCCAGGCGCCGAGAGCGCTCTTAGGAGCGACGATTAGCGCCGGGAGGGATAAAGTTACCCTCTTGGACTTAATGAGATCCAGGACGCGGCAGAGGCCGACGAGAGTCTTTCCCGTACCGGTTAGCCTTGCTCCATGAACAAAGCAAAGTATCGGTTTATTCTCAAATATGAGAGAGCGACTCTTTGATGTTGATAGAGCGAAAGCATAAGACCACCTCCTTACTCGAGATCTTGATCGTCCTCGGCGAATAACGCCGTCTGGATCTTGTCGGCGAACGAGGAAAACATAACGATTAAGGGAGGATATCCGTACGACTCGACCGCGATAATCTCCTCGACGAGATCTCGAAACTCGTCGTACGAGATCGTTATCTTGTTCTTAACCTTGGTAAAGTCGACCTCCTCGGCCTCGACGATCTTCTCGACAAAAGAGGCCGGAAATTTCTCGACGTGCTTATCCGGAAACGAGACGATAAGCGTCGGATCGTCTTTCGGGAAATTGAATACCTTTGAGACGACGCCGACCATATCCGGATACTGAGGCACCGAGACGCGATCGCCGACGTTAATATTCTTCATCGACTAAAGTTACCTCCTCCTCTTTAAGCGCTCTCTCCGGATTCTTAAGGACCTCGAGGAGAGTCTTATACTCGTACTTAGAGAGGACGCCGGAAACATAGAGGTACTTACAGATACCCCGGATCTCGGCCTCGGCCTTAACGGAGCGAGTAAGGTCGATATCCTCCTCGACGACCTTAACGGCATAGTCTGAGATCTTGACGTCAAGCCAAAGCAACGCCGACCGCGCCTCTCGTCTGAGGCGACGACTCCGGGCGATCTGGACTCCGGCGACTGAGATTATCGGTCTTATCATTTTTCTTTCTCCTTTGTTCGGTAAGAATTTTATAGGCCTCCGGCGCTGTTGCCGGTCTGACCGAGTAATTTTCGATCCGCTCGATCTCGGATCCGTCCGCGAGAACATGGACGATTTTCATTAGACGTCCTCCTCCTCGAAAAGAATCTCAAGCGGGATCTCCGGCGCGACGATCGCCTTAATCGTCATAGCGAGAGCGATCGAGACGTTACCGGTCTGGAGCCTCCGGATAATCGTCGCCTCGTTACCGGCGATCTTGTTATTCTCGCTCTCAGTAATCCGAGGATCCGCCGCGAGACTCTCGACGGTCATTCTCCGACGAGCGAGTTCGGCTCTCAAATTCGGATAAATAATCTTCTGCATGGTTTCACCTCCTCGTAAAATTGTCGTGTTTTCGTTCTCTCGAAAACGAGAAATCGCTAACACGCTTTGAAATATAGTCCTATTTTCGTCAAAAGTAAAGACAAATTTACGTAAACTCGTTAACTTTGTCAAAAACTTACAAATTTTAAAACGAATTTTCAAGATTTTTTAATGAGTTTTCGTTTTTAACTATTGAAATTTCGGAAATTTAGTTTATAATTGCTGATATCTCGATAACGTTCGGAGGCGTTAACTATGGATATCGAAAACGCTATCAAAGACTTAATCAAAGAGAGATACGGATCCGTCCGCGAGTTTTGTATCCAAGCCAAAATACCTTACTCGACGTTAACGAGTATGTTCCAAAATGGGATAACAAATACCCGTATAAATAACGTCCTAAAGATCTGCTCCTCGCTCTCGATCGACGCGGACGCTCTTACAGAGGGAAAGGTTATACCGGTTAAAACGGAGACGACCTCTCACGACCTGGAGGAGAGAGTAACCACGTTTCTAAACTGGATCCGGACCGACGACGCGATCCGTTTCCGAGGAGAGAAAGCCGATCCTCAAATGATCCAATACGTCGAGGCCGCGCTCGAGATCGGCCTTAAACTCGCTCGAAAAGTGTACTCCGACGATTAACAAAATCTATAACAGAATCATAACAAAAACGGCCAAAATAACAAAAACTCACCTCGCGGCGAGTTCTGACTCAAATTTTCGGTTTTTCGTTTCTTAACAAAAACTGACCCTCGGAAACCCTGTTTTTGTTATGGTTTTGTTAAGGTTTTTGTTACCCTGTCGGTACTTTTTGCGCTCAAAATTACCGGATTTTCGTTTCGATTACCGAAATTTCATAATCTTTTTTATATACTCTAACACAATAACATAATTTTTTCTAAGTTATAAGAATATTTAGATATAGGAGAGTAAATATATAAGAAAAATAAGAAAAATAAAATATATATAAGAATTGAAAAAGTTTTTGTTATTTTGTTAAGACGGAGGTTAAATCGTGAAAAAACAGCAAATAGACCTTTACGTCCGAGTAAGCACCCAGGAGCAAGCGAAAGAGGGATACAGTATCGGAGAGCAACTCGACCGGCTCCGGAAATATTGCGAGGCGAAAGATTGGATTATATACCGAGAACATACCGACCCGGGATACTCCGGAGGCTCGACCGATCGTCCAGGCCTTAAGGCGCTGATAAAAGACGTCCAGTCGAAACGAGTCGATAAGATCGTCGTTTATAAACTGGATCGTCTGTCGAGATCTCAGAAAGATACGTTATGGTTAATTGAGGACGTCTTTCTCGCGAATAACGTCGACTTTGTTTCCATGACTGAGAATTTCGATACTGGTACGCCGTTCGGCCGCGCTATGATCGGGATCCTCTCCGTTTTCGCTCAACTGGAGCGAGAGCAAATAAAAGAGCGGACCTCTTTAGGGAGAGCCGCTCGAGCGAAAGACGGATATTTTCACGGCGGAGGATTCTCGCCGATCGGTTACGACTATATCGACGGTAATCTCGTCGTAAACGAATACGAGGCCCTCCAGGTTAAAAAAGTATACGATCTCGTTTTCTCCGGTATGCCGATCCATGCCGTCGGTACGTACATGGATAAGCATTTTAAGAAAAAATACGGCCGTTGGTCTGACTCGGTCGTCCGATCGTGCTTAAGGACTCCGGTTTATACCGGCCGGATCTCTTATAAAGGCGAGACGTACTCCGGACGGCATGAGGCCATAATTGACGACGAGACCTTTAACCGTATGCAAGGCTTTCTCTCTGAGCGAGATCTAAGCAAATTTCCGAAACACCCGTTTAAGAGGACGTCGCTCCTCGGAGGCCTGTTATTTTGTGGGAATTGCGGCGCAAGGTATTTCGTAAAACAGAATACGAGTAAGGATCCGGAGAGAGTTCCGCCTCAGAGGTATTATACTTGTTACTCTCGCGGCAAGACTCAAAAGCACATGATTAAAGATCCGACTTGTAAAAATCCAAGCTATAACGTTAAGTACCTCGACGCCCTGGTACTCGGAGAAATAAAAAAGTTATCTGTCGATCAATCGTATTTCGATACACTCACCGAGGAGAGGCCGGTCGAGTCGAACGATCGGGAGATCCTCGAGGAGCGGATCCGAGAGATTGAAAAACAGATAACTAAGCTCGTCGACCTTTACCAGATCGGCGGTATACCGTTTGAGACGATCCAGGAGCGCGTTAAGGATCTCACCGAGGAGAAATATAACCTCGAGGCCGAAATCGACGGAGAGGCCGTCTCCGCGCCTCTCTTGCCTATTGAGGAGGCTAAGAGGATCGTCGTAACATTTGCCGACGTGATCGAGAGCGGAGATCCGGACGTCCTCCGGGATCTCGTTCATAGCTTAATCGACGGGATCGTCATTTATGAGGAGGAGATTAAGATTCATTGGAAATTTGTATAGCCTTTTATTTTTTGGTCTTGATAAGGCTACATATCGTCTCTATGTGGATAGAGATTAAAAGTAGACATATCCTCGGATCCTCTCCGGATCTGAGGATTTTATTATATCAGAATACGTTAACGAAAGGTCGTAAAAATATTTTTGAAATTTCGTGAAAAAGTTCTTGACATTATACACCCATAGGTGTATATTAGTATCAGAAATCAAGAGGAGGTAAACACAATGTACGAAACCGTTAAGATCGTAAAGGGATACGAAATCAAGCGTTTGATCGGATCTCGCGGCGCGTATCACGTAACCGTGAGAGAGGACGACCGGATCGGTTTTAGAGAGTTCCACACTTTCAAAACCATTAAGGCCGCTGTCGAGTTTATCGAAAAGGCCCTTTAAACCAATACCCACCCCGGAGGTTACGAGGGTAAAACAAAAACGGAGGTTAAGAAAATGATTATCACTAAAAAAACCGATTGGTTACTCGAGGTTAAAAAAGCGTATGTATATCGGATCTTTAGAAACGGAAACGAGGACTATACGATCGAGGTACAGCGTCGAAAGGATTTCGAGGAAATCAGTCTTGAGGGATCCGCCTTAAGGACCTATAGTCCGGAAATCTTCTCTCGCCTCACCGTTGATTACATCAATAAGACGTTTGAAATCTTACGTAAAGA